ACTGGATACATCAGAGCGAGATGTTGATGTATCATCTGCATCAAATTGCTCAGAAGGTATGACCATTAAAATTGAGAATGAGTTGATGTATGTGGAATCTATTGCTGGCAATACATTGACAGTTATTCGAGGAGTACATGGCACCACTGCAGCTACGCACACGACAAGTCAATCAGTAACACGGCAGACATTCCCAGATGATGTTGTACAGACATGTCTTGAAATAACTCGTGTCCGCTATAGAGAACGAGACATGGGATTAAACAGAGATATTGGAAGTATTGAAGAACGAATAACAATACCAACAAAAGAAGAGCAATTAATTCTTGAAGACATTAATCACTACAAAAATTATGGCAAAGGGTCAGGAGTCTTTTTCTAATGGTAAAAGAACGATTTAAAGTCACAAAACAAGGACCGCTATTTGTTGATAGCTCTAAAAACGTGAAAAAAGGCGCAGAAAAAGCCTTAAAAGTAGTAGGTAAAAGCACTGCAAAATTTATTAGAAGAAACACACCAAGTGTTAGTGGAACATTACGTAGAAACATTAGAGAAAACAAACCAACAGTAAAGGGGACACAAGCATTTATAACCATTTCAGCTGGATCATTTCACGGCGGAGCAACTGGTGTTCGTAAATCAAGTAAAGGCGATGTAATTTATGCACAATGGATTGAGTCTGGACGAAGGAAAGGTAATATACGAATGCGTAAACGACCGTACGGTATGTTTAAAAAAGCAGAAAAATTATTAAACAGCGGACAGACATTGCAAGAAATTTTAAAGAACATAAGAAAAAGTTTGGATTAGATATGATTAATAGAAAAGCTAAGGGAAATGAACGACGTAGCATGGACTATTACGAAAAACAAGGTTATTATTGCACAAAGAGTAGCGCTTCCCTAGGCATGTGGGACTTCGTTGGATATTCAAAATCAGACTGGATATGTGTCCAGGTCAAATCAAACAGAGGACCACGCTCTTTAGAAATGATGGAATTAAGAGAAGCAGAAGTGCCACCTAATACAAAAAAATTAGTTCATGTGTGGAAAGATTATCAACGTGATCCAGAGATAGAGGAATTATGACCAGAGCGGGTATCTTAGATGCAATAGACACAGCGTTAGGAACAGTAACAACTCCTGAATTTCCCGTGATTGTGCGAGGAGAACCATTAAGTATACCTACAACTCCCACTGTATCTTTTTGGTTAACACAACATGAGGAAGATTTCGAAACACTCGCAGACGCTTCAGTAACAGTAGAATTTACTATCCGCTGTTATTGGAGAATGCAATCAACACCAACAATCAAGGAAAACCTTGAATTAGAAGTGTTTGATGCAATAAATAACATAAAGCAAGCATTACGAAGCAATTCTAATTTATCAGGAAATTGTGATGATTCGCGACCAGGTTTTGCTGCTACAGGTTATGTGGATATGTCAGGTATGACTTTTAAGACTGCTGACATACCCTTTTTTGTTTATTTGTATGGCGCAAATACAATAACGGTTTAGGAGATATAATAATGAAGAAACTATATGACCCAAAAAAAACATATGTTGCAACAACGGGTATTGACATTGATGCAACAAAAGATAGTAAAGCTGTGCATTACGATGCAAGCGAAATAATTACAGATGCACCACCTACGTTTGACTGGGAAGGTCTCATAAACGTAGGCGCAATCGAAGTCGTTAAAGGAGGTAAATAATGGCCAAGGTAAGCGGGCTAGGACAAGCTTTATTTGTACAGGGGTTTGACTTAAGCACAGACACGAGTTCAGTAGATAATCTTGGATATACACAAGAGTTATTAGACACAACAGCTATTGATCAAACATGTTATTCCAGAATAATAGGAAGAACAGATTCAACATTAACAGTAAACGGTTGGTTTGATAACGCTGATGACAAATCTCATGAAGCGTATACAGTCTCAAATAAACTACCAACAGGAGATAGGGCAGTTACCTATTTATTAGGTACTGCAATTGGTGAAACAGCATTGATTCTGAATGCAAAGCAAGCAAATTATGATGTTACAAATTCACCAGGTAATGCATTAGCAACAACTGCAAGTTTTTCATCAACTGCCTCAGTGTCAGGTTTTGACGGAATGGAATTTGGCGTTATGTTAGATGCTGGCGCAACGACGTATACCTCTACAACAAACGGAACAACTGTTGATCAATCAGCTAGTTCCGCTTCTGGATCGGTTGCATGTTTGCAATTTGTATCTGGCGTTTCTGTATCTTCATTAGTAGCGAAGATACAGCATTCATCTGACGGTGGAAGCTGGTCAGACATTATTACATTCTCAACAATATCTGCGAACACGCCAACGGCTGAGATAGTCAGCATGGAGGGTACTGTGAACAGATATGTGAGGGTGCAATATACCTTAAGCGGCACAAACGCAAAATGCCAAATGTCGTTCCATAGGAAATAATTAAAATACTTTTTGAAAGGAGTAAATAATGGCAAAGGTAAGTGGACTCGGCGATACCGTTAGCGTAGATGACTCTGGCGGATCGGCACGAGATATTAGTAACGATATTACCGACTTTTCAATTAATCTACCACAAAATCTGTTAGATGTTGCAGGTGTTGACAAATCAGCACAGGAACGTCTAATTGGATTAAGTGATGGAACAGTCACATTGAATGGCGTGTTCGACCCAGCAAGTAATAAAGCACATGACGTGTTTAAAACAAGAACTGGTACTCGAACAGTAACAATTACATTATATGAAGATGGATCAGGCGATCCTCGTTTAATAATGGAAATGTTAGTTGGAAACTATGACATAACTAGAGGCAATGATGGCATGTTAACATGGACATCAACGCTTTCGTTACAGTCAGGAACAGTACCTACTTGGAGTACAAGTTAGTAGTTAAAAGAAAGGCGCAAAAAAATGGGTAATTTTAAAATACCGAATAGAGAAATTGTAATTATGCTAGAAGGTGATTTTGCTGGAGCAGAAATTGTATGTAAGCAAGACGTATCAATTGGTACGTTTCTTGAAATGCAAAAACTGTCTGGCAATGATGATACTATTGTAGAAAGTTACAAAAAGTTTGGTAACGATATTTTATTACGTTGGAACCTTGTTGATGACAAAGAAAAACCAATAAAAGCAGATTCGGATGGTATGCTTTCTTTGTCTCCCGATATTGCAATATCCATACTTACAAAATGGACAGAAAATGCTGCGGGAAACCAGAGTGGCTCCTCTCCAGAGTTGCAAAATGGCAACACGTTGGCGGAGGAGTCGATTCCAGCGGAAACGAAATAGAGAAACCTATTGAATTAGTTCAAGCGGAGTTTATAGAAGCGTTATGCATGCACTATCATGTTCTACCTAGTCAAATACTACAAGAAGACATGACTTTGTTAAGAATGCGTGAATTGTTATCAATAGATTCTGAAAAAGGAAAGAAGTAAGTAATGCCTAGTGCATATTCAGCAAATGCAATAGCAGTTTCAGTTGCTTTAGATTCTGCAAAGATGCTCAAAGGACTGAAAGGTATAAATACGAACCTTGCTAGTGTTGGCAAAATAGGTGCTGCTGCATTTGTAGGATTAGCAGCAGGAATAACGAAAGCTGGTATGGCAGCCAGTGATCATGTTATGCGACTTGAGCTTATACAAAACAAGGCAAAAACTGTATTTGGTGATCAACAATCATTAATACGTTCTTGGTCACAAGAAACAGCCGCATCTTTTGGTTTGACAGCTATTAACCTTGAGGGTATGTCAGCTGGTTTTGCTGACTTACTTATACCTATGGAATTTACACGTGAAACAGCAGCACAAATGACAATGGACGTTGTTGGGCTTGCAGGTGCCATGTCTGAGTGGTCCAACGGTACACGTACTGTTGAAGATACGACAAGAATTTTGGCTCGTGCTATGCTTGGTGAGCGTGAAATGTTAAAAGACCTTGGTGTCGATATTCGTGAGCTTGATATCAAGCAACGGTTGATGGCGAAAGGTCAAGAAGAACTAACAGGCAATATGTTGAAGCAAGCTCGTGCTACTGCAACCATGGAACTTATTTTTGAGCGATCGAAGGATGCCCAGGCTGGTTTTGCAGAAGGCAGTGACACATTGATTAGAAAAACAAGAATAATGCAAGCTGGTCTTGAAGAAGTTGCACAAAAAATATTGCTTGCACTTACACCTGCTTTTAAAGATATTGTTGAGGTAATTAATTCTGATTTTATTCCATTTATAGAAGAGAAAGTTGAACCTGCGTTAGTGAAATTAGCTGAAGACTTCGCCGAACGATTACCAGAGGCTATTGAAATGCTCGACGATACTTTACGCGTTTTGAAGATACCAGTGAAAATGTTGGTCGATGGTTTTGGTTTATTGCATGATGTTATTGTAGGTTTTGGTGTAGTAATGGATAATCCTATTGCCCGAG